CCTTTGGTTGAATCCGTACATCGCGGCCGACGATGCCGACCGCGAGGAAGATCGGCTGGACCAGCGGCTTTTGCCGCTATTGCGACAGGCACAATTTGTCAAACGATCGGCTGCCTGATGGAATTCAATATCGTCGGCGGCACCAAGATCGCGGAGTTCATCGCCTCGACGCGATCGGTCGACATTCTGGAAGGCCCGCTCGGCTCGGGCAAGACCAAGGCGTGTTGCGTGCGCATCATGCGTCACGCCCAGGAGCAGGTTCCATCGCCGCGCGATGGCCTGCGCTACACGCGCTTTGCTGCAGTGCGCAACACTTATCCAGACCTGCGCCGGACGACGGTGCGCACTTGGCTCGAATGCTTTCCCGAGCATATCTACGGCCGCTTCAATTGGGCGCAGCCACTTTGCCATCGCATTCGCTTTCCATGGGCCGGCGGTGATGTGAGGACAGAAGTTGATTTTCTTGCGCTCGACAAGGCCGAGGACGTGCGCAAGCTGCGCTCCGGCGAATACACCGGCATTTTCTGGAACGAATTGCCGTTCATCGAAAAGCAGCTGTTCGACGAGGGCGACAGTCGGTTGCGCTATCCGCCGCCGGAGCATGGCGGGCCGAACCCGTGGCGCGGTCAGATCGCGGACGGCAACGCGCCGGACGAGGATCATTGGCTCGCGCTGATGACGGGGCAGGTCGATTTTCCGCCGGGCATGACCGAGGAGGAGCGCCGCGAATACGACTGGCCGCCGCAATGGGGCTTCTACATGCAGCCGCCCGCGGTGCTGGAACGGCTCGACGAGCGCGGCGCGCTGATTGGCTACGATGTCAATCCGGCCGCCGAGAACCTGCACAACCTTCCGGCGGATTATTACGAGCGTATGCTGCGCGGCAAGTCCAAGGCGTGGATCGACAGCCGGCTGCGCAACGTGGTGACGCTGGTGGTCGAAGGCTCTCCGGTATGGACGCAGTTCCGCCGCGAGACCCATGTGGCGCGTGAAATGCTGCGGCCGGTCGAAGGCCATGACGTGATCGTGTCGCTCGACTTCGGCCGGATGCCGGCTGCGGTGTTCATGCAGGCGGTCAATCAGCGCGTGCTTGTGCAGTACGAATTGATTGGCATGAACGAGGGCGCGGTGACGTTCGCGCCCAAGGTCAAGAGGATGCTGACCGAAAAGTATCCAAATTTCTCGTTCCGCATCTACGGCGATCCGAAAGGCCAGGACAAAGGACAGAACGACGATCGCACGGCATACCAGATTTTTGAATCGCACAGCCTGAAAGTCTCTGCGCCGCCCGGCTTGAAGATGAATGAGATCAAGACGCGGGTAAGCGCGGTCGACAATGCGCTGATCGAAATGTACGACGGCACGCCGCGGGTGCGGATTTCGCCGTACTGCCGCACGCTGATCGTCGGCGCCGCCGGGCGCTACTTCAACGAAAAGGACGAGACCGGCGAATTGAAGCCGTGCAAGAATCGCTATTCGCACGTGTGTAACGCCTGGGAATATGGCATGATCGGCATCGGCGAGGGCCGACGCATGATCGGACTGACGCCGCTCAACAACCTGCAGCCGGTGCGGGTTTACAAGGGGCCGCGGACGATGAGGAGGGTCGTGGCATGAGCGAAAAAGAAATTGAAGCGGTAATGGATGCCCTCCTTAAAAATAGATTTGACTTCGATATTGAGGCGGGCGGGCGTTACGACTCGCGCGAAGTCAGAAACTGTGCCATTGCGGTTTTGAAGGCTGCCGAAGTGGCTAGAAATGGACGAGATCGCGCTTCCTGATGCCATCGAGCCGACCGAATGGTACGTGATCTTCCATCGCAAGGTCGCGGGACGATGGCTGGCGCGAATTCCCGGCGAGTTCAAACACGTCTCGGCGATGGCCTATTGCACAGGCTTCAAGGCGTGGCTGGTCTATGACACGCAATTGAGCGGCACGCGGATTTTTCTGGTCGCGCATGGAACGAACGGCGAGACCATCAAGCCGTTTTTCGTCGAGCGCACCCGCAACTGTGCCGTGGTAAAGATCGCGCGGGGCAATACCAGCATGGGCCTGTCGTCGCGCTGGGGCCACTATTGCGTGCCGGCGATCAAGCATTTGGTCGGTGTACGTTGCCGCGCATGGCGGCCTGATGGTCTATACCATGCCCTCATCCGTAACGGCGGCATCCTGATCGATGAACGCGGACACGCCAGCACTGCCGACCGATCCCAACCTGCAGCAGGAACAGCAACAGGCACAGGCTGATCTGGTCGGCAGCTTGCAAGCGCAAACCCAAGGCGACATGGCATCGCTGATGGCACGCTACGGCACGCATCTGGCGCTTGCCGGCGTCACCGCGACCGGTGCCGGTAATCCCGTTGCCGCGGTCGCGCCATCGTTCAATAGAGCGGCGTGATGGCTGACGACCGCCAGCCCGAAATGACATTGACGCCGGGCCAGCCGAGCAAGCTGGAAACCGAAGGGCTCGATCGTCTCGCTGCCTGCCGCACCTGGAAATCATACATCGAGCTCGACGTGAAAGAGGCGTATTTCTTCGCCTCGCCGTGGCGGCAGCGGCAAATCTCGTCGATGACCGCGCCGTCGCAACAGCGCATGCTTGACGCGCCCGAGCTCAACACCGATCAGGCTTTCATCCTGTGCGAGGATCAGGGCACCGAAGTCATGCAGGCGTTCATGCCTGAGACCGGCAATTGGTGCGAGCGCGGTCCAGGCATGGATTTGCCGGATGAGGTTTGGGACAAGATTTCGGAAAAGGTCAAGGCCGAGGACAATAAGATTTTCTCGGCCATGAAGGCGTCGAACCTCTATCCAGAGGTCGCCAAGACCTTCAACCCGGATTTGAACATCGGCACGGTGGCCGTGTGGATTCACCGGCCGCATCCGACTTCGCCGATCGTGGTGTCCGGCATTCCGTTCCGCGAGCTGGAATTCAATCTCGGCCCCTATGGCGAGCCAGATGATCGTTTTGCCGTGCGCTACACCCGCAACAGTTATGTCCGCGAGCTGGTCGGCGAGGAAATCTGGCAAAAGATCGACGCCGAGACGCGCAAGGGAATCGAAGATACCCCTGCGACACGCACACAAGTCACATGGGGCTACTGGCGCATCTGGGCGGAAAAAGGCGACGAGGTTTATCAGCACGTCGTCTATGTCGACCGCAAGCTCGTTCATGACACAATACTCAAAGGCGAGGGTTCGGTGCCGCTGATCGTCGGCCGTTTCGGCGCCACGCCGGACTGGCCGCACGGCCACGGCTCGTTGCTCAAGGGCCTGCCGACGTTCCGCCAGGTCGACGAGTTGGAGCGATTGCGCATTGAGCATTCGTCGCGGTCGATCAATCCGGCCATCACCTATCCCGACGACAGCTTTGCTGCGGTCGAGCAGGGCGTCGAGGACGGCTTTGCCTATCCGGTGCGGCCGGGTAGCGAAGGTGCGGTCAAGCCGATCTACACACCGCCATCGCCGGAAGTCGCCAACTACCAGTACGAGGAAAAAGTTAAAATCCTGCGCAAGCTGTTCTTCGTCGACATGCCCGAGCAGCACGGCGATACGCCGCCGACGCTCGGGCAATGGCTCGATGAAATGGCCCGCGCGCAGCGCCGCATCGGAACGCCGGGCATGTCGTTCTGGCGCGAATTTCCGGCGCAGATTTTTTTGCGCTTCAAGTATCTGCTCGAAGCTTCGGGCGGCATTCAGCCAATTCAGGTCGACGGTCGCGCAGTCGCCATGCTGCCGCGCAATCCGGCCCAAGCCGCCGCCGAACAGCAAGAGGTCGGCATGGCGATGAAGATGCTGACCTATTATTTGCAGACCTTCCCCGAGGAAGCCAAGGCCAAGATCGACGGCGAAGAAACCATGAAGGAAATGTCGAAGAAGGGCCGCGTCGATCTGATCAAATGGCGCAAGCCAGAGGATGTGCAGAAGATGGTTGACATGATGTCGAAGCTGATCGGCGACCGCCCCGTGCCCGGCCCGACAGGACAAACGCCGGGACCGGCCGCATGAGTGATATTACACAAGAGGATTTTTTGAGTGCTTTTGACAGGGTAGCCCGCACAGAGGACGGCAGATTGCTCTATCTCTATTTTCAAATGAAGCTTTGTGCCATTCCGACCGACATGAGTACGTTGCCAGAGAATCTCGGCCTCCGTAAGT